AAATGAGTGGGCTGGAATGGCCCTTGGGGGATTGATTGGTAGTCAAGTTGGTAATGGTAGTGGTAAGTACATAGCGGGTGCTATAGGTGCGCTTCTAGGGCGTCATACAGCGTTGAATACGCCCACTGCTAGGATTATCGGTTATAAGACAGTAAAGGTCTGTAATAACCTTCCAAGGTCAAATTATAATAATTTAAACTCAAACATCACCACTTGTAATGTCGGTGGTAAGTTAGTTAGGTGTTAAAAATGAATGGATTATGGGTTATGTTCGCGGTAGTATTTGGGGGAATGGGGTTAGTACTCATGTATCTAGGCTCACTCTCAGGCTACCTAATGTGTATGGGTGTATTAGGTTGGTTATTTGTAGCAAATAACACTGGTCAACTATTTACTGAAGATGAAGATGAAGATGAGAATTATTAGTGGAATGTCATAAAATATGACTTGACTCTTGAATAGAATCACGTTATGAGTAAAGTGTAACATATGATAGAAAGTGAGAAGCAAATGACTCAGTTCAATAAAAATGACTTCACATATCACGGTGGATACCTTCACTATACTGGTGATTATGAGGGTCGCCCTGTTTGGCCTTCTGTAACGCCAAATGGTGTTAATGTTCATCCAAGCCGTATTGGTAAACCAAAAGACCTCTTTATTGCGCGGTTTAAGTATGGTGGACCTTTCACCAAAGCAAAGTTTATGAAAGAATTAATGAATTCTTTTACTGTTGAAGAGTATGTTGCGGAACGCACCAAAGGCGGTCTTGATAGTTCTCCTTTGCAGATACTAAGGAACAAGAATGAGAGTTGGTATTACAAGGTAATATTTGCTTGGAAAGATAAGAAAACTGTACACTGTGCATATGATCATGGAGAATGTTTATGACTTTTAAATATGAAGAAAATGAACTCACAGAACTTGTGGCTTGTGTAAAAAACTTCGCTATTCGCAACTATAATAAAGATGGTTGGGATATTTGTGTAGAGTGTTATAGTGACGATGATATTGCATCCATAATTTATGGAGCGGTAAGTGAGCGTGTCGCTATAAGCAAAATGAAAAACTATCTTGCTTCATTGAACGAATATAGAAGTGAAATAATGAGTGAGGCTTGGTAATGGATTTAATGGTAGCACTTACTAACTTGGGTGATATACTCTTTGGAATGGCTCTTATAATTGGTGGGCCGATAGTAACGGTATGGCTGGCATATAAGAATGGGCATATTGATACAACACGAAGAAAAGATTGACAATAGTAATGATATATGCTATAGTTTGCGCTATAGCGTATATTCAATGATTTTGCGCTATAGCGTATATTTAATGGAGAAATGAAATGAAACGTATTAGTACAACTATTGATAATGCATTATCTGCAATGTTTGGTTTAACTCTTATTGGTGTAACTGCATCAATGTGGTTTATAACCTTTATTTTTCTCTTTGACACTGTTACAACAGATGGTGTTCCTTGGACGGCTACAAAGCAAATGGTCTATGGTTCTTTTGGTATTTGGTTAAGTACAATGTTTACTTTTATGTCTACTCGTATCGTGATAGATGTTATTGAGGATTTGTTTTATAGGAAAGAAGTATAATGAATATCTTTGTGAAGGCATATATTTACTTATTGTTTGTATTTTCTTCTACGGGTATGATAAGCGGTTGGATTTTTACTGGTCATTTCTTTATTGAGATGATTAGTAATCCAAACTTCGGTCACTTCTTTTTTATGAGTGTGCTTTTAATACTATCCTTTTTAATGACTTGTATTACGCTCATGATTGGTAATGAAACCTTTAAAACTATAAGGGGAGAATAAGATGACTTCAGAAATCTTTGTGAATATAGGCTGCATTTACATAGTAGTGCATTGTGTGTTTATTCTAGTAAATAATGGTGATTTTGGGACTCATGACAATGACGAATGAAATTATTAATTTGATGCAAGGTGATTGCTGCTGTCGCATGAAAGAAATACCTGATAGTTCTGTTGACCTAACAGTTACTAGCCCACCTTATGACAATCTACGCACTTATAACGGCAATAATGAGCAATGGGGTGAACACGTTTGGAAGGATGTTATAACTGACCTACACAGGGTTACAACAGATGGTGGTGTTGTTGTTTGGGTGGTTGGTGATGCGACGATGAAGGGTAGTGAAACAGGCACATCATTTAAACAGGCGTTATGGGCTATGGAGTGTGGATTTAATCTGCACGACACAATGATGTATGAAAAAGACAACCCACCACCTGTGGGCGGTAGTAATAGATACTACCAAAAGTTCGAATATATGTTTGTTTGGTCAAAAGGAACCCCCAAAACTTTTAATCCTATTATGAGAACAAGAAAAAATAAGTGGAATGATAAACGTACTGAGAGGGTTAAGGGTTTTACTAGAGACAAAGATGGAAACTTTAAAAAGATAAAAGTTTCACTTACGGGAGAAGTTAAGGTAAGTAATATCTTTAAATATGTTGTAGGTGGTGGAAATAGTGTTGAAGTTGGCACTAAGCACCCAGCGGCATTTCCTGATAAGTTAGCAAACGATCAAATTATCTCATGGAGCAACGAAGGCGACACAATCCTAGACCCTTTCATGGGCAGTGGAACAACAGGTGTTGCGGCAAAAAACTTAGGCCGAGACTTTATCGGTATTGAACTAGACAAAGACTATTATAATATCGCTAAAGACCGAATTGAGAACACCAATTCACTAGGAGAATTTTTAAAATGACGAATGAAATTATTATTCTTATGGTTGCAGTCCCTATAGTATTTGCTATTGTAGCAATGTGTATAGATGTAGGAAGAAAGTAATTCTGGTTTATTTTATAGTTTTCCATTTGACTTTGGTATCAAATGCTTCACTGAACTGCTGAAATGTTTTCATTTGTAATATCCGTTTTTATAACATGGTTTACTGTATTTATATACTTGACAAGGCATAGCCCATATGATATATATTCTTTGAAAGGAGAATCTTATGAAATCGTCAACTTTAATATTTCTGTTATGTTCAGTAAGTTTCTTTTTACTTGAATTGACAGTTCCTGCCATGGGTATGATGGTAATGGTTCTAATGTCTTTAAAGTTGGAGGGTTCTTCATGACTATGAATTATAATGATGCTGTTAAATTTGCGACTGTTGCCCATGCTGGTCAAAAGCGGAAATTTACTGGTGAGGATTATGTGACTCATCCTATCGCTGTTGCGAGTATGGTTATGGATCATCTTGCCAATATTGGATTTGATAAAGCCAATATTGAACTTGCTGGTACTATCGCGGTTCTTCATGACACTGTAGAAGATACAGATGTTGAAATGGAAGATATTCAAAAACTGTTTGGTGATACGGTAGCAAAAGGTGTTTGGTTTCTTACAAAGGTTCCTAGTTATGTCGGTAATCGGGCAGAGCGGAAAGCACTATGTGATGCGCGGTTGGCAAATGCGCCTTTGATCGTCAAAGAAATTAAGCGGTATGATATGCTTCACAATCAAGGAAGTTTGAAAGAGCATGATCCTAACTTCTATGAGGTTTGGTTTGCCGAGACTTTAACTACTTTGGCTCAAATGGGTTTCAGTACACTTTGGACTCCTTTGACCTTTGATGCCAAGAATTTACATGGAGAAAAGAAACTATGACTTACGGTTTTACAATTCAACCAAATTCTACATTTAACTATGATATGTTGGATGAGTTTGCACACGGCTATGATGTGACTTACACAATAAATTCAGATGATACAGTGACATTTGAATCTTATGTTTTTGATGATCTTGATGAAGTTCACGATCAACTTGAAGATTTAATTGTTGACACGGCAAGTTTGTTATGCTAGTTTATAAGAGTAAAGAGAATCATCCTAGTCACTGAAAGGGCTTCCAAATGGCTTATATGTCTCAAGAAAAGAAAAAATCTCTCGCTCCCGCGATTAAAGCCGTACTGAAAGAGTACGGTATGAAAGGTTCTATTGGTGTAGATAATCATTCCACACTCGTAGTTAACTTGTCTCAAGGGTCAATTGATTTTGGTTCTACCCATGACGATGTAAACCACTACTGGATTGCAAGTCATTATAGTGGTGTTGCTGAAAAGTTCTTGACCAAACTCAAAGATGTTATGATGAATGGCAACCACGACAATTCTGATATCATGACCGACTATTTTGATGTTGGTTGGTATATTGATATCAATATCGGAAAGTGGAATAAACCTTATCAAGTAACATCTTGATAGGATCACATCAAACCCTCATTTAAAGTGAGGGTTTTTTTATATAAATAATATACAATTTTAAGTACAAGTGAAGGACACTTTATGAAAGACTTTGTAAATTCTGCAAGTAATAAAAAGAATATGCATATGAGGCATATTGAAGATAAAGTGTTATATGGTGGTGTGAATGGTACGAGACAAGCGATTTTTGCGTTACGTGATATGCGAGATGTGCTGAGTGGAGTTAAGGAAGGAAACGTAAGTGTTAAATGGGATGGTTCTCCTGCTATATTTGCTGGTATTGATCCGAGTGATAACCGCTTTTTTGTTGCCAAAAAAAGCATATTCAACAAAAACTCTAAAGTCTATAAATCTGCAACTGATATTGATGCTGATACTTCTGGTGATCTTAATGCTAAGTTACAAGACGCACTCAAGTACTTGCCAGAGTTGGGCATCAAAGGTGTGGTCCAAGGAGACTTCTTATATTCCAGAAACGATTTGTCAACAAAAACGATTCATGGAAAAAGATACGTCACCTTTCAACCCAATACCATACTATACGCGATAGACGCTGATTCAGATACTGCCAAGAATGTACTGAATAGTAAGATCGGAATTGTATGGCATACTTCTTATGTCGGTGATGCGTTTGAAGATATGAACGCAGTTTATGATG